TAATTATAGTTTCCTAATTAAATCAGAAGCTTGAGTTAAACCTTCTTTATCTAATTTATTATTAATTGTAATCCTATCAGATTTTATAGCATTTTGCATATATTGTTCAATAACTTTTGTAATGTTGTCTTTGTAAGTTTTAACTTGCTCTTGTATTTGTTCAGGAGCATCTTCGCTTGTTTGAATGATTCTATCAATACAAAGTTTTGCCCAAAACTCAGGCGGATGGCCGCCTTCGTTTGTTGTATGAACTTCTATAATTCCCAGCTCGGGTCCAGCTTTATAACTCATTACCATTTGTTAGGTTCTCCTACTTTATTTTTTTTAAGGTGGCTGTCATGTTTATCAATTAAGACAGGCTCTTGATGCACTTTTTTTATATCTAAATCACTTAATTTTTTTACTTGTACAGAATCTTCGTTTTGCAAAACAACCAGAGGATCTGCAAGCCTATGATAACCGTATAGTTTTTGCTCTGCGGGTACATCTGTATCTAATAAACCGCTACTAGCAGCTACTTCTACTTGTATGCCTTGAGATACACACTTTGATAACCAAAATTCGCAACAAGCTCTTCCTGCTTCTGCAAAATGCAAATTACCTTTGTAAGAAAAATCTATACCAAATAACTTTAAGTTAGCTACTTCATTCCAATAAGCAAAGGCTATTGCATAGGCAACCGTATTATTTAAGTAAAAACAACTTGTTTGTTCTACAATTTCTTTAATTGGATAGCTTTTAAGACCTGGACAACGCTCATCTAATTCACAAGTATAAATAGGGCCTTCATGTTCTGTTAGTAGTTTAGACATACTATCGGTTTGACCGCCTGCATCATCAGTATCTAAGAATCTAGATGCTGGATCCATCATAAATACTCTATCATGATAAATTACAGACGCTACTGCGTTAATAGCCCACACTTCATCAAAATGAGTACCATGAGATTTTGCCAAGTTGTAATCAAACCAACTTTTTCCCATACCCACAATAGCTACAGTTTTACCTTTAAGGCTTTTAATTTTTTTCATTTTCTCTCCTTTTTTTACGAAACAGAAGTTCGCAAAGAATCGTAACGATATTCGTCTCTTCTTCCTCTAGCCTCTGCTTGGTTCTTCAATCTTAAAATTTCTAAATTAAATCTTTTTTCATAAAGACTCATCATATCAGCATCACCCTTCATAAAAGTGTAGGCTTCAACTAAACATCCATATAACAAAGCGTTTCTTGCATTTTGAGAAATCCACGTACCAGATGTTTGACTTGTTAAACTGCTAGGATCATACAGATAATGAAGCTCGACATTGTAATCTTGATCTGGAACAGGAGAAACAATAAGAGTAGATCCATTATCTGAACCTGTAGAAAGTTCTTTATCAAAGTCTGCATAGTACAAAGGCCTTCCTCTTTCTGAAGTAGCCGTTGGATCTGGAGTATATTCCCGCATAAAACTTGTATGTTTTTTATCTAAATAATGATAGTCTCCATTACCGTCAATTACAGCTAAAGAAAAACTTAATTGAAAATCTGAAGGAGCTGTAAGATATGTATTGCCAGTAGTTAAATGCCCAGTTACATTTTTTCTAAAAAAATCAAATTGAACTAACTCAAAAATTCTTTCTTCAGTATTTACTATAAAATCATCTAAGGTTGCAACAAAAGTAGTCTCACTATTTTGTACATAGTTTTGTATTAGAGTTTTTAATTCAGCTAATGTCATGATGTGATAATTGTAACGCTTCCTAATGATGATGTCATTTTAGAAATTACAAAGTTTGTTGGTAGCGTTGAAGGATTCATAAAATCATCTTGATAAATACTAGAACTGGTAACTACCACAAAACCTTCTCCAGCTTCCGCGTCATTATTTGGTCTTGGTTTATACAAAGCTTCAGGATCTGAAACATGAGGCTCTGGTTCTAATTGAGGATGTTTTGGCTCATAACACTCAGGGCAAACTTTAAAGCCTGTCCATTCTTCCTTTAATTCACTAAGTTTATACTCAAAAGAACATCTATCGCATAGCGCTATTGCAAATTTGCCAAGTGCGTAAGCCATTTTAATTCATCCTAATACTTGGTCGTATTTTAAAAGAAGCCCTATCTTCATCTTGATCGGCAGCTCTTCTAAATTCTTCTTCATACAAAGCTTTTAACTGAGGTGTTAATTGTGGTGCTTTTTTTAAAGATAGATAATAAGATAAACCTGCGACAAAACAAGGGTAAAACCTAAAAGGCATATCCATAGTATTTGTTGCAGCGTCAGCATCATCCATTCTAATAATTTTGTTAAATACTAAAATATCGGTAGAATTTTCTGGGGTTGGCCACACTTTTAAAACAGGAGAAATTGTTTTGTCTAAAAAGTATTGAGACGGTCTAGCTTGAGTTTCTTTGTTGGGTATATTTAAATATTCAGATCTTCCAATTCTACTAATAGAAATATCAGTTTGAACATTATTAACCGTTCTCCTAACTACAACATCTAAAATATCTATTACATTAGAATTTAAAGTATAGTTAGCTGTTCCCTGAGTAACCGTTTGGGTATCTTGTTCTATTGTCCATTGATTTAAACCTCTGTTAGCCCATTCTGCAAGCATTAAATTAACACTTCTTATTGCGGTTTTTAAATCATATCCTGTTCTTAATTCAAGACCACAGCGCTCGTAAGCTTCTTCAATAAACTCTGTTACGTTTGGCTCAAAATTTGTACTGTTTGAAGTTGCCATCTATTTCTCATATAAATTGTTAAATGTAATTGATGGATCTAAATAACTTTCATGACCTTCAGCAGAATGCGCCCATTGTGACGGCTTAAAATCTGGAGGTCCTTCACCTGTAACCCATAATGCAGGACTTGTTGCCCTTACTCTGTTATTTGGTAAAGCAATCAAGTTACCTTTCCATTCACAATCCTCAGTTATATATAATACATGAGATTGTTTGTGTTGTGCAGGGTCATCTGCAATTTCATTATTGGTGTAATCAACCGTAAACAAATATTTAGCTGTATAAAATTCTGCTCCTATTTTTGCTAACCAAGGAGAAGAGCTTACCCTGTCCATTATTACAACCGAATGATCTCTTGATTCACAATCCCAAGGTTGAACTAAGTGATCTTCCATAGGTTTTGGAAAATCTTCCATAGGAATATCAGCAACTAATCCTTGAATAGGCATTCTGGCCCACATAGCGCCCCCATGGATGTTTCCCTCATCCCAATCATCACAATTAGCCTCTTCTCCAGTAAATACAACCTGGAAGCTTAGAGATCTATCTGGAATAGTGTTTACGGCTATTGCAAGCGCATGTATGTACTCATCTTGGTACTTTTGATGATTGTGAGTAAACTCTCTCCTAACCCAGCATTTAAAATGTGGGATGTTACTTATAAGATGTGGCACTAATTAGCTTTGATCAGCTCTTCTTCTGTTTGCATTTCCTGCTATTACAGATCCACCTTTAGATTTATACATCATGCTTCCACCTTTAGACTGCTTCATTACGCTTCTGCCTTTAGATTTTTTCATAATGCTGCTGTATTTTGTATTTTTCATTATTATTTACCTTTTTTAATTGTTTTTTTCTTAGCAGGAGCTTTTTTCTTAGGCATATTTAAATAAATACGGTTATCAGAAACAGGCTCGTCTGGTCTAACTTTTGCATCAAGTCTTGCTTGAATTTTTGGATCTTTTTTTTCTTTTCCTGGCATATTTACTCCTAACTTATGGTTGTTACCTTTCTTTTATTATTCATCACTTTACCACATCCTTTAGCAATAAACCCACCATTAAATTTCTTGATTCTATTTTGCTTAGACATAGCTCTTTCTATAGCATCACCTCTTTTCTTTTCATAAGAAGTTTGAACACCATCATCCATACCAAATTTTTTACTCATAGGTCCTCCTGTAAACTTTTTTTGCCAGCTAATTCTTTCTGGTCCTTTTTTCTTTCTTGCCGATGCATTGCATTGAGCCTTTGTTGGTCTACATGCAGGGTATGGTCTTTTAGATTTTGTAGCTGACTTTCTACCACATGGTTTGCCAGTTTTACAGTCTATCCAACCTTTACCTTTGTTGCGTGAAAACCACTTTTTTAAACCTTCTTCAGCCATTATCGTTTTCTATTATTCATAATGCAACCTTGACCTCTAATGTCCCCACCAGCTGCTTTTTTAACTCTGCTTTTGTTTCCCCAATTTTTTGCGCCTACTTTACGGCATTTGACCAAAGCTCCGCTTGCATAAGCAGAAGGCCAAACTTTATATCTTGATTTTACTTTATTGTAACAAGCGTCTTTTGTTCCTTTTGCCATTAGCACTTCCACCTTCGTCTTGCTTGACGTATTCTTGAATTAGGATCATTTCTAGTTTTAGCTGAACTTCTTTTAAGTTGCCCAAGTGATCTAGCGCAATAAGACTTGCGTCTTTTAGCTGCTGCACTTCCTTTTTTAACCTTTCCCGTTACTGCTGTTTTAAGTTTAGAGCCTGGATTAGCTTTACGATAAGCGGCTACACCTTTTTTGGTCATACCAGCGCCTTTTTTAGTAGGACGGTAATTAGCTCCCTTTCCTGTAGTGGTTCTTCGGATGGGTTTTGCTTTCGTTCGTGTTGCCATATTAATTAATATAGTAGCACCACAAGGATGCTACTACAAAGTTAAGATGTTAAGAATGAAAAACAGTTACTCTATCTATATTACTTAATACGACATGAATACCATCTTGAAACAAAACACCTGAGTCTGGAATGTTTAAAGTTTCAGTATCGTTTGCATTACAAGGAGCAATTAAAAGAGTGGTACCAGTAACAGAACCGTCTCTAAAAGTTACTGTACCGTCAGAAGTTCCTCCAGCAATAACATAACCTCTTAATCTAGATCTGCCTGCTTGCAAAACAGCTCCGCCTGTAGCGGCGCTAACGCTGGTAGCTGTTTTTACATCAGAACCTACAATTCTACCTGCCATTGTTTACTCCTATCTTTCTATCATTACATTAATGTAATCAATAGTCATAGTTTTTGCTACTGCTTCACCATTTTGAATACCAAATGAAATAGTTAAGTCTTCATCATTTGGAAGGTTAGTATCTACAAGAACTAAAGGCTCTGCATTATTAACAGAGTAATGTACATTTGAAGTATTTGGGTCAATAAACCAACTTAAAGTAATAAATGTATCATTTGCCATAGTAGCGATACTTGAAGCTGTAGTAGCGGTATTGTTTTTCTCAACAGAAAGATCAACTGTTGCTGCTCCATCTGCACTAATGAAATAAACACCGTCTGTTACATCAAGAGGAGAAGTATCAGTTATATGTAATCCCATAACGAAATCACTTTGAGTTGCGTCACTTACTTTAAATCTGCTTGAAAAGAATGCTCTTTTTCCAGCAGCAAGTGTAAATGCTTCGCCTTTTAACTGTAAGAAGTCTAGATCGTTATCTCCAGCTGCATTAGTAAGCAATAAAGCTCCACCAGCAGATGAGGTAACTGCTTCTGTTGCACTTCCTGTACCAGCTTCAGTTGTAGTGATTGTCCAATCACCAGAGTTGTACGTCATAAAGTCATTAAAATAACCGTAGTACGTTTGATCCGATGGATATGGTTGAAACATCGGTAAGTCTTTTTTACTTTTACTAGCAACAGTATTACCTGCCCATAGTATTAGATTTTGAAAATGTGGATTAGCCATTATGAACTCCTTTTATTTGTATTAATGGAAACCTTTACGGTCCTCATCAAGCTAATTAACTGAATTCAGTTTACTATGAGGCATCTTCTAAAGCAATAGGAAGTGAATCTTTTGCTTCCAATACTTTATTTCTTGCTTCTACTAATGATTCGTAGGTTTCTTTGATGATAGGGTCCTTACCAAAATGTTCTAACATATCTGCTCCCACCATCTCTATTAGTGCTTGAGCTGTAATTAATCTACCGTTTATATCTTGAATTTTTGAATTTACTGACATGTTGTTGTACTCCTTCTTTTGCCTTATGTCATATTTAACCGCTAGGTCTATATTTATTAGTTTCTTTTGTAGATCAGAATAACTATTCCAATCTCTAATTTCTTCTAAAGTTCTGCCACAACCAGCACATTGTTCGTCTGTTCCATACGTAGTTGAGCAAACACCTGTGCAGGGGTTTTGAGATAGGGACACAACATCACTAAGAATGTTCATGCCTCAATTCTACATATTTTTATACGAATTGTAAATTTAGAGGAAAAAAAGGGGGCTGTTAAGCCCCCAATAATTGTAGTTGAGTAAAAAACGCTACAATCAACCGTTCAATTAAGCTCCTTGAGAACCGTAAACGGCTCTGAAGTTAGAATATCCGAATGAATATCTTTCTCTAGCTTTGTATCTCATGTTTCCAGTATCGAAATCACCTTCTAATGCAGTTTGCATCGGAGATCTTTCAAAATACTTAAATCCATCAGGACAGTCTGTTTTCAAGAAGAAAGCATCTGTATCTGTTAGATAATGATTTACAACATAGCCATCAGGAATCATACCTTGATTTCTGATTGAGTTAATGTCGTTGTCAGAAGTACCAACTCGCCCAGGAGTTTGTAATAATCTGTCAGCAACAAACTGCAACTGAGGTGGAACAATCAACTTCATTCCTTTTAGTGCAATATTAAGACCTTTATCATCCGTAAATGTAGAGATATTAATTAATGCATCTTCAAGTGAAGTTTCATTAAGATCCGCCATAGTGGTTGCTCTATTTGCTAAAGTACCGCCGCCCCCTAGAGGGTGAGCAGTATTGATTAATGATACACCATCACCACCAGCAGTAGAGAACGCATTGTTCAATACAGCCGCAGCTTTGATTTGTTTAGTATTAGCCATAGATCTAGCTAATGCTTTTGTGTATCTAGCACCAAGACGATCATACAAATTATCTTCAACAGCTTCCTCTGTTAGCGCGAATGCTAAAGCAACTGTTTCGTGAGTATAACGAGAAGTATATCCTTCGTTAGCATTGTCAAATCTGACTCCGCTTCCTTCAGCTTTTACTTCAGCATTACCAAACCCAACGATTAAAGTTTCTTCTTCAAACGCTCTATCAGAACTCTCTGTATCAAAGATTTCTGTATGTTCTGCTTCATACCTAGCATATTCCATACCGAATAAGGCATTTAGGCCAGGCTCTAATTCTTTCGCTAATTGCGCTCTATTTATTGCCATTATTAAACTCCTGTAGGATCGACATAGAAATGCTCATTAAACTTAACTATAACGTTAACGTTAGCTGAACCTGTAGTACTGTTATCTGGATCAGAGCTAAAGCCCATAATTCTGAAAGTCGCAGTTGTTGCGGCTGTTGTTCCAGATAATTCTACCGCTGACATACCAGTTTTGGTTGAGCCAGTAGTATAAGAAATATCTGCATTTAAGCCAACATCAGTCTGCGCTGGAGAACCTGCGCTCTGAATTTCAAATACAGCATTAGGATCATCTACCACAAACGCTACAATATCGGACGATACAGTTCCATCAGGGTAGTAAGAACTAAAAACAACGTCTCCGCTGCTATCAGTATACTGACAACCCCTAAAGACGCCTACTGATTCATCACCAGCTGCTGCTACTAAAATAGTACCAGTATTAAGCATCTTAACTAAATCGCCTGAAAAAATATTCCCAGAAGCGCCAGAAGCAATTTTATATTCCGTCATGCCGCCATTAGCAACACCAGAACCTAATTTACCTACTACTCTTGCTCCAAAGGGTGCATTTTTGTTAGACATAATAAGTCACCTATATTATTTAAAATTAAAAAAAGTGATGATCAACTACGTTGACCACCGCCAAAAGTTACTTTGCTTGATCTCTCTGGTTTTAACATCGGAGAGCTTGGGTCAGATTCTCTTAATAAATCGTTATCTACAGCATCTTGCTGAGTGTGCGCACGATCTGCGAAGTAGGAGTTTCTTTCTTCGCGTGTTTCGTTAGGAATCTTAGCCAGCAGCAAACCGCCAACTGAAACTACTCCCGCATGTTTACCGTCATCTAAAGTAGGAAGCTCGAATCCATCTAACTCTTCGGCCCTGACAAGATCGAAACCTTCTCTCATCCTTGAAGTTACATTTTTTCTGTCTTCGCTACCTGCGATTTCAGCTCTGATCCACCTGTAGGTATAACCTTCAGGTGCGGGAGGAGTATCCAACATTGATGGTGGACTCCAGGGTTTGCGAGCAACTTTTTTAGCTCGAGTGTCGGCAGAACGTGGTGTTCTGTTTAAATCTTTTTTATCTTCTGTCATAGTTTTACCTTTTAACATATTTAGCGTACTCGCCCAGCGGTACGTTTAATCTTTTAGCCATTTGAACTTCAGATGGAGACAATTTTACTTGTCTTTTGTTAGAGCCTGGATTACCAGCAACTCTTCCAGCTGAAGCCACCTTTTGTTGAGGCTTAGATTTAACAGAAGATTCTGTAAACTTCTGCGGGAACTCTTTACGAATTCTCCTATCGACCTCAGTATAGTACTCTTCTGAACCAACGTCAAAGCCTTCAGCCTCTAACTGATTGTTGATTGCCATAGCACCCATGGTCATTACTTCGTCTTGACCAAACCATTCGTTCTTTTCAACCCAAGCTTGCTCTCTTTCTCCTAGCTGAGGAACAGTGTTTTGTTGAGGTTGTTGAACATAATTTTGATAGTTAGTTTGTTGCTCTTCTTGAACATGTTGTTGATATTCTAGTTGAGATTTTGAAGTAGTTACTTTATTTTCTTCTACTGCTATTTTTGCTAAAACTTCTTGAGCTTTGGCAACCTTTTCATAATCTGCAACTTCATGCGCATTTTTTAAAGCTGCTAAAGCTTGTGCTTTTTGAGATTTTAGCCTACTTCCTGCTTCTTGTAGATAAGATCTATCTAAGCTTGAAGATCTAGTTTTAAGCTGTTGATTTTCTTCTGCAATTCTTTTTGCATACTCATAAGCAGATTCTTGGCCTCTTTCAGCTTCTCTTAATTTTCTAGTAAGCTTGCTAATTCTTTTTTGAACTTTTTCAGAATAATCTTCTAATTCATTTGCTGCCTTTTCTTCTGGCTCTTCAGACACATCTTCAATAGCTTTTTCAGCAGCTTCATCATTTTCTTCTTGTGGCGCTAGATCTGCAATTTTACCGCTAGGTTTTTCCTCTGGTAAATCTACTTCAACAATTTCACCTTCATCAACTATTTCTTCTTTTTTTGCTTCTTCTGACATATTTGCTCCTTATACTGCAAGGATGTCGTCAGGATCTAAAATGGTAGCTATCACTTCGTCATCATTAATGATTCTACATTCAGATTCATCACCTAACTTAAAGCGAGCGCCAGCATATCTTCCTATCAACACCCATTGTTTTTCCTGACACCAAGCCTCAGCAAACTTGCTAGAGTCTTTGTAGCAATCAGGACCCATTTTAACAACATACCCTACAACCGTTGCTAGAGATTCTCTGTCAACCGTTGATTGTACTAAGTGGATTCCACCTTCTGTTACTGCCTTACCTTTGTATGGAAGAATAAGTATTCTCCATCCAGTCGGTTGAGGCATTCTTTCTAAAATTGATTTATCTAAAAGCGTAGGATCTAAAACTCTTGCACTTTGTTCTACATAAGGAATTGATTCTTCAGCAGGGGAGGTTTCTTCTGCTTTCTTCTTGGCTTCGTTTTTGGTTTTGGTTTCTTCTTCTATTGCTTGAGCAACATGGTCAGGTACGTGTATCTTCGGCATCTTCTTGTATTTTTCCCAGCAGCTCCCTAAATGAATTTTCTGCGTCAACGAGAGAGCTGTAACGTCCACACAGATACTGATATTGTGCAAAGTCTTTAGTCCCAGCTAAAATAACATCCCTTACACTTTCTTTTTGAGCCTCAATTTCTTTTAAAAATTTTTGGCCTATCCAAACTACTGACACTTAATAAATGCCAGAAAACTTGCCACCATATTCGGCAGCGCCCATACCTCTAGCTTTACCTTTGCCCATTCCAGGTTTAGGTGTTGTATTGGCATCAAAAGTTCCTGCATCTGTTTTTAAAGGAGCAAGACCTTTATTACTGTACCTAGCTTTATTCTTGGTTACAGTTGGAGTTTTTTGTTGTGATATCTCAGTTCTTTTTATCATGTTGTTTATTATCTTGGTTAAATAAATTATTTGCAAGTTTTTATTTACCTTGCCCTCTATATTTTTTTCGCCGTTGATTTTTATTAGTTCCAGCGCCATCACTTAAACGACTGTTGCCGATAGAGGTTTTTTTCTTAATACGAGTAATTTTTTCTTTGACCCAACTTTTAGGCATTTTGTTTTTGTTTTTTTAACTCTCTTTCTTTGAGTAATAACATTAAGTCATGCCATCGGTACATACGTTTATTAACGTAATCCCAGTACCAACCTTTAATTGTTTTTGTTTCTGGCATCTAACAATTTAAATCTAGCTTGCTGTTCTAATCTTGCTCTAGCAGTTTCATCTCTAAGTTCTGCTATATCTTCTTGCGCATCAATTCTTTCTCTATCCACATTCATTCTTTGTTGTGCTTCTTGCATTTTTCTTTGCTCAGCTGCTAAGAATTGTTGCTGCTCTATAGATAGCTCTTGACCTTTTAGAGCAAGTTCTTGTTTTCTAATTGCAACTAATGGATCTTCATCTTGAGGAGAAGCGACTTTTTGATTGTACTCTGCTAACAACTCAGCAAGTATTGGAGCTGAGAATTGTGCCAATATATCGCCTGCTTGAATAGATAGGTTTTGTGCTTCTTCAGGTGATGCTTGTTGAGCCTGTTGTTGTAACTGTTGGAACTGTTGCATAACCTCTGGTGGCATTTGTTGTTCACCCAGAAGATCTGCTTTCATTTGTAAATGCTGCATAATATGAGAATGTATCAAAGCTTGAACCTGAGCATTCATTTGAACAGGTGGTGTATTTAACAAAGACATATGAATAGCAATATGTGCATCATGATTTTGTTGTGGGAATGCTTGAGCTTGCTGACCTAATAACAGTTGATTATTTTCAAAACCAGCTTCAATAGGAAGTGGATCTGTCGGAGGTGGTGGTGTAAGTATTTGTTCTACGTTATCTACACCAATCGCTGCATACATTCTTTTATAAGCTTCGTAAGTACCGTTAGGCCCATGAACTTGTGGGTTAGATTGTACTAACTGCATCATTTCTTGCGCCATAGCAATTCTTTGTGACTGACTAAATATATCTGGGTTGGATATAGGAAAAATATCAACTCTTTCATCAAAGTCAGATAACTTAATTGTGGTTTCGTTATTTGCTACTGCATAAGGATATTCTTGTGGCAAATATTCTTGAAACACTTGCGATAATATTCTAAATTCTTTCTTTTGAGAGTTATGCAATCTTTTATGAATAGCAGATAAAACTTTTGTAGATCTTTCTAATAAGGCTAATGTAGTGCCTACAGGAGCGTTTGGATTACCTTGTCCTGTATTTATTTCTGCAATAGATGCAAATTTTTGACCAGAATTAACTAACATGTTTAACAACTGAAGCAAGGTTCCGCTTGGTTCTTTAAATGGTAACGGTTGTATTGAATCTCTAAGAGATCCTCCAGGAGCATCTACATCTCTAAACTCCCCTGGTTGAATAGGAGTGTCTTCATCTCTAATTCTTATGCCTCTGGTTTTAAAACCAGCAGGTAAGTTTGCTAAAGTTCCTGCATCAATTAACTGTCTCATGATTGAGGTAGATGCTTTGGATAAACCACCAATCATGTGAGTTAAACCAAATCCGTAAAAACCTAATCCAGGCAAGAATTTAAAGTGTACAAAGTATTCTATTTTATTTTTAAGTTCGTCATCTTCTTTGTAGTTTCTTCTAACAGATAAAACTTCGTTTGAATTAGCATCTATCGTCACAATATAAGGAAGTTTTATTCCAGTCATTTCGCCTTCTTCGTCAACGTCTTCGTAACCGTCAAGCTCTAAATTGCAATGTACTTCATATAAAACAGATATCTCTCCATCATCGTAAGATGGCTCCATACCAGAAAGCTTATCTATTTCTTCTTTAACACCAGAATAGTTTTCTGCGTTATCACCACTTTCTAAATCTATCTTTCTGTAAAAACCTAGTGCTTGTAATTTTCTAACTTCGTTTTCTGATATTTTTACAACATTAGTAATTCTAGGACAAGTTTCTAAATCAGTTGTAAAGTAAGGAACAATTAAATCTTCAGGCGCAATAAACTTAGATACAGCTCTACCTAAACTTTCATCATAATAAACTTTTTTAAATGCAGATCCTGCTAGTGGTAAATAAAATAATAGTTGGTCTAACTCTTGATCAAACTCTTCCATTACATGAGTAATTTGGTAGTTCATAAACTCTTTAACTCTTTGCGCTTGTTCTTCTACCAAAGAATCATAAGCTCCTATGACTTGAGTTTTAACTGGACCACCTGACGGCAAAAGTTCTTTGTAAGCTTGAGCTTGGAAGGTTGTTACAGCTTCACCTAATAATGGATGTATCACACCAGATGCACCTGCAAAAGGTTCAGATCTTTCAGCATCAAACTTCATGCCTAAATATTTCAATCCATCAGTATAAGTTTTTTCCCAATCTTCTCTTGAGGCTTTATCTTTCTCAATACCAGACATTAACTCATTTGATATATTTGCTAGTTGTTGATCGTCTAAGATTTCAGCTAAGTTTTCGTCAAAACCTGTTTCTACTTCTTCGGTCATGGTTTCGCCTAAAATAGCGCTACCATCTTCTTGCATTTCAAAACCTTCGGTTCCTGATTCCATAATTGCTTCAATAGCAACTTTCATGTTTTCTTGGCCAAGCGGCACTTGATTCTCTTCGTTTAAAACCGTTGGATTAATTTCTTTTTCTATTGCCATTAGTGTAGTACTCTTTTTTCTTCTTCCTCAATCATAGAACTTGGGAATGCGTCAACTAAAGTGCCAACAATTTTAAGATTAAAACGTGTTGCTTCTTTTTCTGCTTGATTCCAGCTTTCTGAAATAATACATGGGCCACTAAATGTTGTACCATCATCCTCATATTCTGTAAGAAATATTAATAACATCTTAATAGTATACCCTCTTTACTGGCGCTTTCTCTCTATCTTCGTAATCATCCCCAAGAGAAACCAAACCACCTTCTCTAAATCTCATTAAAGCTTGAGTCATAGTATCGCATAGGTCATCATTTTTACCAAAGGGAAATGAAGCACATTCCTCTATCATCTCTTCTGCAAACTTTCTTTCGGGCGCATAAACCAAACCAGACTCAAAGATAGGCGCAACTGAGTGCATTCTGGTAGATTTGTCATGTCCTCTGGTTGGAGAGTAATTAACGACAGGTATACCCAATCTTCTAAGTTCGTGAGTTAAAGGGGTACCCGAAGCTTTTGCCTCAATCAATACCATATCAGGTTCCCAATATTGGTATTCTTCGTAAGCTACTCTTTTTAATTCTGGGAAATCCCAACGATCTTTCTGCGCATCTAATAATATAATGCAATCAGGAGAATCGGGTGTAGGTCTAAATACACCCCACGTTGAAATCGCTGAATAGTCTGCTGTTTCTTTTTTACTAAAAGCCGTATCGTAGCTTTGAATAATATAACTTACTGGAGGCAAAGCTTCGCTTTCCCAAGCATTCCACCACTCTCTTTTTACAATAGAACCTTCTTCAGAGGTAGGTGTCTGCATCCATTGTGCGTTCCATTTCTGTACAGGTAAAGATGCTTTTACTTTTTTTAATTCTTCTATAGACCAAAACTCAGGCCATAAAGGATTGTTTGTTTCAGGAAAGATAGCTGGAAACTCTACAACTTCCCATTGATCAGCTGAAGATTCTTTTTGTGAGTCTAACAACTTAGCCGTTAGATCAATTGAACTCCAACGTGTCATCACAAGAATGATAGCTCCACCAGGCTGCAAACGCTGCCTAGGTCCAGAGGTGTACCATTCCCAACAGGCTTCCATAGCCGTAGGACTCAAAGCGTCTTGCTCTGAATGAGGGTCATCAATAATAAGTAGATCCGCACCTCGCCCTGTAATAGCTCCTCCTACACCTGCGGCAAAGTATTCTCCGCCTTTGTCAGTTTCCCAACGACCCGCTGATTTAGAGTCTGCTCGTAGTTCTACTTTAGGAAAGATCTGTTTGTATTCTTCAGCATCCATCATGTTACGAACTTTACGACCAAACCTTACAGCTAACTCACCTGTATGAGTTGTCTGCATAATTTTTCTTCTTGGCTGTTTACCCATAATCCAAGCTGGAAAATAAGTAGAACAAAATTCAGACTTGGTGTGACGAGGAGGCATGTTAATAATAAGTCTGTTGCATTTACCATTAGCAACATCCTCTAACTTTTCTGCAAATATTTTATGATGACGGCCACAAATAAACTCAGGCCACATGTGATCAATAAACTCTAGAAATGTCTCTTGACAACCTTGTTGTTTTTTTAATAACTCAAGACGTTCTTTGAGTATAAGTGTTTCTTTGATCTCTTGATCAGAAAGATGTGCTAGATTCATAAGGCAGCTAGCATATTATCTATACTAACAGGACCACCTGTATTGTAATTTTTCGGATCATACAATTCTGAAACATATTTTATTCTATCTTCAGTCGATTTAATATCTCTGTTGTATCTATTCAATCTTTCAGCGTATTTATTAAGTTGAGTAGCACTATTGTTTTCAACATAGTTTTGTTTTTCTTTGTGTAAGGACTTTAATTTTTTTACTAATGGAGCTGTTACTTTTCTTACTTCTTTGGCTCTTTGCAAAGGATTCATAGAGAGTGTTGCCATAGCTAACAGTATAGCTTGGCGTTCCAATCCCTCAGATCCAACTGGACTGGTGCCAACTTCTTTGATTAAAGTATCTAAATCATTTGGCTTTATAGATCCAACGTCAGGTGGGTTTGGCAATATCGTTTTATTTAATTCATTTAAGGATTCTTGTATACCTACAGGCCCTCCAAATCTAAATGCATCAATACCTTTTTCTTTAACCAGCTTCCTTATTTCGTCATCAATCTTAACGTAGGTGCCTGAATATTTTAAATCATCAGCTGCCGCGTCAACTTTACCAATATACTCTTTTGGATCTACTCCTAATTCTTTAAGCATTTTTTCAATTTCTCTTGGAGCATCTTGATCGTAAAGTTTCTCCAAAAACTGTCTATCTTGCCCACCTTCATCTCCTAGTCTTTTTGCAGCTGAGTCTAAAGAAAAGCCATCATAATTGTTTGATACAGCTTCTAAAAATCTTGATCTAATTGGAAGTTTGTAAGCTATAGTTTTATTATCTACGGCATAAGGATCCATTATAATGCCAGGTATATTATCAGTTTTTACCTTAGATGCTCTTTTAAGTATTTTAACTCCGTTGCCAATATCAAAAGTAGGAGATGGGTTGCTAACCAATTCATTAAAATATTTTAACGCTCTGTCTTCTGGTGTCCCTGGACCATACTTTTGTCTTACAGCAGGAGAACCAGGCTTAATCGCTTCTAATTCATAAAATATTTCATCAAGACTTTTATCAAGAGACTGACTAAAATCTTTTCCTGTTGCATCTTCCAAGTCTGACCTTTTTAAAGTAAATTCTGTAATATCTTCAAAATTGCTTGGCATTAATTTTAGTTTGCTTTGACCAAGCTTTTCTAAGTCTGCGTTTAAATCAGCAAGAGATGGAGAATCTAAACTTAAATCTGTTTCTTTTTGTATTTTTTTTATTTTATTCTGTAACTCTATTTCTTTTCCAGAAAGCTTATTAATTTTAGGTACAACCTTGTTGTATGCATCTTTAGCTTTTTTTGCCTCAACTAATCTTTTTGTATCTTTATATGGAGATACTGAAAAGCTTTCTTTTACTTTTTTTGTAGCGTTTACAAAAGGTTCAAAAATATCTAAACCATTAAAATCTTTTATTGTTTCATCAATTTTATTTATAGAATTTTCTATAGATTTAGCAGTAGACTGACCTCCGCCTACTTTACCAAAAGCCATCAAATCTCCTACGTCTAAAAGAAACTCATCTTTTTGTAGAGGCTTTCCATCTTTGACTAAATTATTTATTCTTTGTTGATCTTTGATAAAAGCTTTTCTTAATTGTTCTGATGATTTTAAATCTCCAGTTTTTCTTGCTGCGCTTGCAATTGCTTTAAAAAAATTTTTATTAGTAGACAATAATTTATGATCGCCTATTTTATCAATATCAACTTCATCACGAATTCTGTTTACAGTAATAGCAAAATTTTCATTTATTGCTTTTACAGTTGGTTTATCTAAAATTAAATTTATTTGGTTTATTTTATTTCCAGTAAAGGCTTCTCCTAATTCTTTTGAATAATCAGATTGAATCCTACCTAAATTTAAAACTTTATCTCCTTTGTCAACTATTGGTTTTGTTGGACCTGTAATTTTTGAACTAGAGGGCCTTACATAAGTAGGCATTTCTAAATCGGCAGCAGCGTCAAAGACATAATGAGCTTCATGATCGGGATGCCCAGAGTAATGCCTGCCAAGATAAGACCCTCTTTCATATTTGTCTTTTGGTAAATGATAAGTAAATTCTGTTTCGTTGCTTAAATATCTTTCATTTTGTGAAGTTAATCTGCGTGGTGCTTCTAATTCTCTGTCAGATACCATTCTTTTTTGTATGCCACCTTTGTCTATTGCTCTTTGGTTTTCTTTAATGTATCTAGCTAATCTTTGTCTAGTGATTTTATCTAAAGGATTTGAAGAATTTATTTCATTTAAAAGTTTCTCATTCACATCACCAAATTCATCAATTAAATTAAGTAATTTTAATTCTCCGTTTGATACACCACCTTTCTTTAAAGCATTAATGTAGGTAACAATACTGGTTTGATCGGGTAATTTTTTATTGGTATTGATAAACTTAGCGGCTTTAGAAGTAAGCCCTTGGTAT